GCGATCATCCGCCGCCAAAGACTCGTTCGCTTGCTCATTCGCGTCCTTCCCTTCGCGCCGTATTATGGCACATTTGATGTTGCATAGTCAAACACGTTTGGTTTGGCTAGTTCCGGTTGTTGTCGCGACGACCACCGCGACCGCCACGTCTGCCTTCTTGCTTCTCTGGTACCTGCTGGCGCAGAACCGGAACGACCGTTTTTAGGGAGTCGAAAAACTGCTTGGTTGCACTATCATTCTTGTCCGCAGCGCGCTTCTGAATATCCACGTCATTTCCGGCGTCAAGCCACCAAAACGCCGAAGCGTCTGGACTGTTAGGGTCCATGCGCTCCGCAACCTGCTTGAAGGCCAACGGTATCGCCATTCCGGCAACCGTCGATCCAATGAGACTTGCCGGCCTACCCCATGTTCTCGCATTCATGTTGATGTTTAGACTGGTAATCGGTGAGTTGCCAATCTGCTCAATCTCGTTTTCTAGGAACGTCTTGGCAACTTCATCCGAAACGCCACTTGCTTGGATTGTACGAGCCATATTGTCAACCACGACAAGGCTCTCGATGAATCCATGATGGGACAGAAACTTGGAGATTGGATGACCAAAAACCTTCATCTTTCCAGGTTTCAGCCCATCATGCTCCTTCCCTTCCGGGTCGTCATAACTACCACGCTGAATGACTGGATTACCGTTTAGGCGAGAATAGATCACGATGCTGGCAGCAACCGCTCCGATTGCACCTTCCGTCATGCGCCTGGTGAGTCTCCATGCCTGCTCGTCATTGAGGTTGCGAGCCGCGCCGGACATCTCTTTCGCCGCCCATTCCAATCCTGACATCGCACCAAACTGGTAACGCATCGTCTGCTTGAAGTAGTTTTCAGGAACAGTAAGAATGGGGGCAACCGTTGTTATTCCAACAGAAGCAACCTTTTTGGTTGGGTTTGGCTTGCCAGTTCTAGGATCAACACGCTCTAACCAGTGAGTTGCAGCCCGCACACTGCCGGCAAGCACTCCGGGTTCCATCAGGATCTCAGCCTTTGCCCATTCCCATGCACGCTTATCAATCACGGAACGAACAACTGGGTTGAACGGATCGAATCCATGATCCATAGCCGCGTCATATAGCAGCACCTTCCCTCTTGCAAACTGCTTATCGCGCTTCGCGATTTGCAGAACCCAGTCGTCTTGAACACGCTGCGCCCAACGGTATTCCATTGTACGCAAACCTGCCTTTTCAGCCTCATGCAATCTTTGTGGAATTGTCATCCATCTTGGAATCTTTCCGTCAATGTCAAGGCGCATATTCCCTTCTGAATCAGTCTCATGCGCTGCTTTTATTTCATCCTTTCCTTCCGCAAATGTTTTCTTCATCGAACTCCACGCCTCTGGAAGAGCGGAAAAATAAGAACCGAGCGATGCAGGTGTAACATACCTACCCTGCCGCATTGCGGTATCCGTGTTTCTGAAAACACTTTCAGCGAGAATGCGCAACGGCTTAAGAATGGCCGCGTTGATTCCGTAGAACGGGATTTTTACAAGGGCTGTTGGCGCGGACAAAATTGCGAAACGACGGTACCCGCGCCACCAGTCCAGTTTCTTTTCCCATCCGGAGCGATGCGCAATCTCGTTCTCAAGCTGCGCCTGACGAATCTTGGACCGCGCAGTGTTCGCTCGTGCCATCTGAGCGTCAAGCTCCCGCTGCATCTCGTTCAACTTTTGATCGTACTTTCCGGTGTCGTACCGGATGCGAGCAACCGCTGCTTTCTTGGACGTGTCTCCGACACTTAACTTCTGCTCAAGCGCGTCCGCACGCTTTCTTGCTCCTGCAATCCTGTACGCCAGCAACCGTTCTTCCGCCGACTGCGTGGCATCGTTAAGTTTTTGAACCGTCTTGCGCACATCACGCAAGTCCGCAATTCGCTGCTTCAACTCTCGCTGCTCCGGAGTCAACGCCGCATCCTTGTCAGCAGCAGCCTTCGCATCAGCCGCTTTCTTTTGCGCACGGGCAGCATCCGCTTCCGGGGACCGCTCCGGGGGCGTTCCAGCGGTATCCTCAATCTGGCGTTCTAGCCGTTCGATGGTCGCCTTATCCCGCCTCATGTCCGCTTCAATGGCCCTGGACGTTTGACTGTCCTTTTCCGCACGCTCATTCTCAACGCGCTTCTCCGCAAGGGACTGCCATGCGCGGTACAGTTCATCCAGAATGGGTGCCGTTTCAGAAGTGCGCGGAGTCTCCCAGCGAGGTGCGACCTTTTCCTTGGCCGAGCCGCCCTCAAGACGGTCCAATGACTTTTCAGCCGCCAACAGGTCGCTCATGGCTTGCTGGGCTTCTTTGCTGGTCTGCGGTTTTGACGCCTCTGCCAACGCTTTGAGTTTGGCGTATGCCTCATTCTTGGCGTCACGCGCCGATTTGAGTTCCGGCGTCTCTGGCAGCGCTTCCGCACTCGGACGTTCCGTAACGCCTTCGCCCATCATTCGATACGCTTCCGACGCAAGCCGTTCGTACTGCGTAATGGCTCGTTCAATCTTTGCTGCGGTGACCTTTTGAGGGTCTGTGGGGGTGATGGAGTTAATGACCGCACGCACGCGCTCTTTGATTGCTCGGACAGCCTCGTTTGCTTCGCTGTATTGAACTCCGGGGGTTTTCTCCACATTCTCCCCAGTGTCCAAATAATGAAGCATGTCGGCCAACTGATGCGAAAGACGCTTGGCGATGGTTGCTTGGATAGATTGCAGTTCTTCTTCTGCCGTGTTTCCAACCGACACACCAGCCTCCTTCATCTTCTGGTGAAGTTTCTGTTGCAGACGACGAACTTCATCGCTTGGAGGATCGCGCTGCGCACCTGTTCTCTTTACGCGCAACTCCGTTGCCAACGCGTTCAACTGAGAAAGTTTCAATGCCTGCGCCTTGAGGTCGCGGAAAGCAACCTCCGTTTCCGCTTGGTCTGGCAATGTGGATTTCCCGTACCTGGACCAAGCATTGTGAATCTGCACACCTGTGATTTGTGGGTAGGCATCCGACAAGTCCTTGCGCAAGGCATCCGTCATGGAGTCTATTGTCTTAATTCCTTCGGATTGAATGTGATACCGCGCCAACTGGTCAATGATGTTTCCAAGCAAATCCGTTCCAGTGCCATTGTCGGCCAGTGCCTTTGCCTTTCCTTTCAGCACTTCGAGCGATAGCGGTTTCGCGTCCGTTTTGCCAATCACGTCCAATACCTTCGCGTCTCCTCCAGCCTCACCGCGTAAAACCCTGTCAGACTCCTTGCGAATCTGACCGATGTATGCCACCACTTGCGGCCCGTATCGCTCTACCATCTTCGCCGTGAACTCTGCTGTGTCCAACGCTCCGTGCGCTAACAGCGAAGCACCGCGTAGTGCCAACGGTTTCAGCATTTCTGCTGGTAGCGTTACGGCCTTGGACACGTCGTTTGCGCCGCCACGCGTGAACGTCTGCCACTTCGCCATGAAGTCTTTTTCAGCAGCATCAGCAGCCTTGTCCAGTTTCTCGACGATTTTCCGCGCACGCTCAAGAATCTCTGGAGCAATGTATTCCTGTGCCGGCGCACCACCATTCTCCACAGAAACCAGTTCGCTCAAACGTGCGTCAGCTGTGCGCTTGGCAAGGATCGCCGCGTGTCTGGATTCTTTTGCTCTCAGTGCTGCGATTTCCTTGCGAAGGGAGTCTACAAGAGAGTGACGTTCCGCAATTTCATCGTCTGTTGGTTTGCGTCCAAGCTCAACCTCAAGAGACTTCTCCTGCTCCACATAGTTCAAGTCAGGGTCCAGCTTGACTTGCTGTGCCTGCAACTGCCTTGCCGCCTCTGAAACGGCAGGCGCATGAACATCGGATACTTCACGATAAGCGTTCTTTGCCTTTTCCCACCGATGAATCGCAAGCACGTTTTCAGCAGCTTCTTCTGACAGGTCATTCATCGCATCACGCGCCTCGTCCATATTACGCTGACGACGAGCCTTTTCCAACAACAGGACGCCACTTTCTTCTCGCGTGATCTGCTTGCGTCCTGTCTCCTTCAATTCGTCAATGATCCGCTGCGGCAACTGCGGGTCTTTTGACACGCTATCCGCCGCTGTTTCAATCAGTTCGCGGTTGCTTCGTCTTTCGGACTGGTCGCGCTCAGGCAAGTCGTTTTCCGCACGCGCCTTGTCGTCAGAAGAAAACGTGAGTCCAATGTTCCCGTCATCGTCGCGGATAGGCTCATTGGTTTGTTTTGGTGGCTCTTGCAAACCGACCGTCGTGCCAGCAGCCTTCTGAGCATCCTCCCGCGTCTGGTACAGTTCTCCAACTGGGTTACCGTCCGCGTCTCTGTTCTCCCAAAGGCCGTTTACAAGATGCTGCGTGAGTGCTGGCTTGGCGGGCTCCTGCGCGACCGTCGGAGGCTCACCCGCGCCAACCTTCGCGGCGGGCTGCTCTGCGGGGGTCTGCGCCTTCTTGCCGGCGCGGAAAGCCTTGAGAATCTCCGCTTCATCGGGCGCAAGTCTCGCAAGGTTTGCGTTCTCTTGGTTCGCCTCATCCGCCGGCACCAAGTCGCCCTGATCCGTGATCTTGCGGAGCTGCGCCCTGTCCGCGTCCATGCGCTTCTTCTCGAAGTCGTAAATCACGTCTCCCTTGCGCACCACGCCGTCTACCTGCATTGGTGCGCTGACGTGCATGGGGACGACTTCGCCTGTGGAACGTTCCAGCACGGGGGTCTGGTTCACTTCGTCCGTGCTGAACTCGTGCCAGCGGCCATTGAGTTTGACCAAATCGCCCTGTTCCAAGTCGTATGCGGAGACTTCCTGCGGACCTTGCAACTTGGCTTCTGCCCGGACCTGATCGGATTCGATGCGATCCTCTTCCGCCGTGCGCATTGCAGCCTTCGACTTGTAGTTCTTGACTTCGTTCCTCAACCTGCGCCACATCTCAGATGTTGTCAGGCCAAGGTTGTCTGCAACAATGTCTGCCGCATCGCCGTGTTCGCCACCGAAAATCTCCTGCGCAAAACGGCCAAACTCTCTCCACGTTCCGGCTTCGTCGTATTCGCCGCCGCCTTCGTTCTTCCGGTTGCGAATCGACCATCCGTTCTCAATCATGGCACTCAACGTCGGCATCCGCTCGGGGTCGATGCCAACCTGCGTGTCTCGGTCAACGGGTGGGCGCAAGGCCAGTTCGCGCAACTCCTTGTCGGTGCGCCGCTGCTCTGGAGGTTTCTTGTTTTCGCGGTCGTAGAGTCTTTGCAGCACAATCTTGTTGACCGCCCATCCGCTCTTATCCTTCTTCTTTCCCGCCTTAAACCGAAACTCCTGCTGCTGGCGGTCCTGATCCGCTTTGCGCTTGCGGTCGGCCATCTGTCGGTCGATTGCCTGAGGGTCGAGCGCGGACTGTTCCTGCGCAAGATTGAACGGCTGCTGGTCTGCGGGAAGTAGGTCGGGTTGTTCCTCTCCATCGACGCGCTTCTTCCCCGCCATGAAGCGCACGTTCTGCTCCTGGCGCATCGCGGGCGCACGTTCTTCCCAACCCTGTCGCGGACCTTGGCGGTTGCGCGTTTTCTTCTCTGCGACCGGCTGTGCGGGCTGCGGCGGTCCACCGGCTGCCGCCTGTCGCGCCGCCTGGTTCTGAACGTCCATTGTGGCCGTCTGCCGGTCGCGCTCCTGACGCAAACGCGCCTGTTCCGCCGCCTGCTCGGGAGTCTGCCCAACGCCGTAGCCACTCCCTACAGACTCTTGCGCCAAGACATACTCCATCTCTTTCTGCATGAGAGATTTGTATTCCTGCCGCAACGCAACCTGCTCAGGCGTCAATCCAACGGGCTTATCGGTCACTGGGTCGCGCTGAAGGGACTTGTTTTCGTCTGCAATGCGCTGCGTCAGTTCGGCAATTCTTGACTGCCGCTGCTGACTTGCCAAGGCAACTTCCGCGTCGCGCTTCTTTCCAAACTCTTCGCGCTGGCGTATCTGCTCGGGTGTCAGACCCGCCTTGTAGCGGATGTCGGCGGGAGGGGCTGCGTCAAGGCGCGGGTCTGGCATTCCGCCAGTCAGTCCTTTGCGCACCCACGCCAGTACAGTTTTCTCGCCTCGCGCTTTAGCTGCTTGGATTCTGTGGTTTCCGTCGTCCACAAAATACTTTCCGGTTTTCGAGTCGAGGAACACGACCGGATGTTTGTCCGTGCGATTGCGAATGTATCGGTCAACGGTCTCGGCGTATATGCGATTTCCTTTGGTCACTGGGAGTGCGCTGACATTCAATGACTGGAGCTGCTCAACTCTTTGTTTGGATGAGTCAATGTATCGCCATGTGCCGGGAGTGTTTGACACCGCAGTATGCGGCAAAATATCACCGCCCACGGGCGTCCACGTTTTCGTCAACTCGCGGAAGCGGGCGTCCGCCGCCGCATCCTCGCCCGGTTTCTCATAGCCAGGCTGAGGCAGTTTCTTGCCCTCAGCACCCTCATTCGGCAACTCCATGCTTGCATGTACCCCTTTGGACACGTCTCGTATATCAGGCGTGCCACTATTCCCCCACTCGCTCGGCGGCGGTATGCGGCCCGTGTCGTCGGGGGCGACTTCGGCGGATTTGATTTCCTTCGCGCCAACAATAAGCGGTTCTCCATCTGTCCCGCGCCCGGCATACCACCCGCCAACGTGAAGCATGTTACCTTTGCGGTTGAACATCTCATATACCTTTGCACCAGACGATGATTCTTCGCCGTCCAGCCGCATCAGCGACACGCCGCGTTCCGCTATTTGCTCGCGGAAGTTGGTGGATTGGTCTGATTCTGGTATCTTGCCGTAGCGCCATCCGGTGACATATTCAGGCATATCCTTGTCGTAGAAACCGGCCCTGAAAAACGCATTCCATCCTGGAGATTCCGATGGAAGCGAATCAAGTTCCGTTGTGGTCATTGCCTCGAAGAACTCGCGCTCTGATCGCACGCCGTCTGCTTTGGCTCGCTTCCCCATTTCGTAGGCGTTGCGCCACGATTGCCTAGGTTGCGGAGCCTGCTCCTTCAGCACCTCCGCCCGCATCTTCTCAAGCTCGGCGTACTCGGCGGGGTGAGCGGACTTCCACGCGGCCCACGCGGCGGGGATGGAGGCGGGGGGTTGTGCTGGTTGCGCCTTGCTCCGAATGGCATCCTTGGCTTTGCTCGCCAACTCAATCGCTTCGGCGCGGAACTTCGGCAGTCCCTTGCTTGCGCTCAAGTATGGTGCATCGAAGTCTATCCCGATGGATCGAAGTTTAGACACGAGGTCGAGTACGCGCTTGTTCAACGATCCGACACCAACAGATTCTCCGTTTGCAATCAGATAATCAGCGTGTTGCATTGCGTCGGCGGTCCATCGCGCCCGCAGTGCGCCTTCCATTCCGGTTTGTTGCGCCTGCCCGCCCCCCGGCCATGTCTTCGTCAACTCGCGGAAGCGGGCGTCGCGCTCCGGTGTAACGCCCGCCTGCTGCCCCGCCTTCGCACGCATATCCGCACCGGTTGTGAACTCTGCTGCACCAAAATCGCCTTTCCGTGCGGCACGCTCACCCTTGCGCAGAATGTCCCGCACTTCCGCGTCGGTGAAGTCCCGTGGCGCACCCATCGCACGCAGCGTCCGGTTGTACGCCACAACAACCTTGTCCATGATCGACCGCCATACGCCGCCAAGTTGCGCGTTCTCCGCGATGGTCGCCAAGTGTTCTGCGCCGATATTTTCCAGAATGTACTTGTCCCGCTTTTCCTTGCGCTGCTCGCGGGTCAGGCTGGCATCTTCCGGTTTGGTGTAGTTCATTCCCCACTGTTCGCCAATCGCCCGACGCTCATTCCGAGACAACGAGGATGCAAGCGATACCGCCATTTGGGAAAACTTTTCTTTTCCCAATGCACGCTCTATGCCGACGTGCCCGATTGCCTCATGCACGACCGCCGCTTCGACCGCCTTGTGATTCACCGTGCCGTCCGCGTTGCGATACTCGGGTGCGGATGAGTCGATGTGGACTTCGCCCTTTGTGATATTCGCTGCGGCTGCGATGGAGTCTGGCGCGGACTTCTTGAAGCGCGGTTCGACATTCATGGCCTCTGACGGCGGCAACACTTCTCCATTGCGCCCGATCACGCGGATGTCGTTCTCGTCGAAGATGACGTAGTTGTAGGTCTTGCTATTCGCCATCTCTGCGGCTTTGGCGTCGGCTTCCGCTTTGCTGGCGAACTCCATCGGCTGCGTCCCGCCGCCAACATCTACCTGCCAAAGCGTGTCACCCGTGCGGCTGCTGGTCACTGGACGGACAACCGGAGCGCCACGGCTCCCCTGATCCGCGTACCGGATGCCCTTGATGCCGAGGGACGCTAGGTATTCGCTGGCGGCTTTTGGAGTTTGCGCATCCGCTAGTTCCCTGTACAGACCCTGACCGCTCCAAGGTTTTTCTTGCTCCGACTTTCTAAGACCCGACCAGTCGAGCGACAGCGCATGGTCAACTTGGCTCCTCCACAAGTCCGTGCCTGTCTCTATGCTTCGCAGATTGCGAAGTGCTGTCATTACGTCTCCATCCGTCTTCCGTAATTCAGATTGAAGTTTGACGCCAAGCACCGCGCTTCCTGTAAAACTGGAAAGCCCTTTTCCATTGACGTTGTATTCTGACCTGACCAGATGCTTGCCAAGCGCTTTCCGCACGCCCTCGCTCTGCTCACTCAACGGCTTGTCCCAATCCAGCATGTCCTCGGGTTCTGCGTTGACTTCGATGTGATAAAGGTTGCCCCGCTCCGCTTGTTCAATCTTGTTACGGATGTTCTCGGGAAGTTTGGCAATGAACTCGGCATCCTTGTCTTGAAGGCGGCGCGCCATCTGATAGTCGCTCAACACCTGACCATCCACCTCAACCGTGTTTGACCTTCCTTGCGCTTTGGCAAGTTCGTGCGCGAGAACCTTGAACCGCTGCGCGGGGTCTCCGGCTTTTGTGTACGTGTCCGCAACGCCCTTGTTTTCAGCCGCATACAGCACGCCCCATCCGTATGCCGCCGCGCCTTCGCCCGAGCCGACTTTCTCCTTTTTCACCTTGCCCAACGGAGAACCAGGTTCCGGTTCAAACGTGTGCGGCGTGCCGTGGTATGCCGACACCTTGAGTTTCGCGCTGTCCGAATTGTCCGGCGAAGTGATTGTCGCGTTGTCTGCCTTCATCGTGACCGGCGCACCGATTGCCCGCGCCAGGCTCTCGCTGTCCGCATGGACCTGCACCGGCACCTTCAGTCCGCGCTTGTCGATTGCGGCCTGCGCGGAGTCAGCAACTTCCCGCGTGGCGTCGGTGTGATTTCCGACAAGTTGCACCGCGCCGGGTTTCTGAATTGGCGCGTTCTCGGGCTGCGCGAAGGGGTCGTCGATGGCCGAAACGGGCCGCGATTCGGTTGGCTTCCGCGCCATCATGGAAAGCACCTTGGGAAACGCCTCCATCAGCACAAATGCCGGGACATTGCTCTTGGCTTCATCCAAAACCTTTTGCGCATCAAACGGCTTGCCCCGGAATGTCGCATCGTATGCTTCGCTGGAAAACGCCAAGGCAAGCGCGGCGGTCATTCCCTTTGGCGCCTTGGCCGCAAGGGAGTCGCCAAGCACCTTTGTCGCCATCGGCATGAAGTGCAAGGGTCCGCCCATCGCCAAACCCTTGATGGTTTCATCGCCAATGCTGGCAACCGGCTCCCCCGCCTCTTCATTGGCGATACCCGCACCCGCGCCCGACATCCTGCCGAATCCGGTTGCGCTTTTCAGCACGCCGCCGCCTTCGATGATCGCACGCGCCCTTAACACGGACTGCGCAGAACGAGCCTTGCCGCCGTCAATCATGCGCTGCAAAAGTTTCCGTGTAAGCTGCGCCTCTCCCTGCGGCGTCAACAACATCGCCATGCCGGGAATCATTGCGGCTGCGCCAGCGGCCTGCGGATGCTCTTGCGCGGCCAGCTGCCTGATTCGCCGGTCCTCTTCCATGTACTCGGGAGAGTTGACGAGGTTTTGCAGTCGTTTTTGCGCGTGTGCCACAAGGGTAGCCGCGCCGATAGCATTGATTGTACTGACCGCCGTGCCGGTCGCCAGTGCGCAATACGGACCACCCTGGAATAGACCCACCTCTGCTGCCGGCCCAAAGGACGCCATTCCAGCCGCCGCGCCTGCCGCAAACGGACCCGTTTCCTCTGCCAGCGTCCTTCCTGCGACTTCCCATCCGCCGATTGCCTTGACCTTCTCGCCCTGCTTCCACGCCGCCTTCTGGCTCTTGGAAACGCCGGTCAGTTCTGGCGGTGGCGGATTCAGTTCCGTATCCCGTGTTGCCATGCTCCGACTTGCCGCCGCAGTCTCCATCGCGTCCGTCGGGCTTTTGGTCACGCCGACCGCCTGCCCTGCGAAGGATTCTTCCGCTGCGAAGGGATCATCCTGCGCGACGGGATTCTCGGCTGGTTTTTCCGGCGCGGGCGCAGTCGTGGGCGAAGTCTGCTGCGCGGGTGGACGCGCGGCAACCGGCATGTTGTTCGCCGCCTGTGCCGCCAATTCGCCCTGCGCACCGCCAGCCAAGCCAGTCACCGCCGCGAAGGTGCCGGGGTCTGGTGCGGCGTTTTCTGACGCTGCAAAGGGGTCCAGTGTGGAGTCGTCCATGTTGATCCCCCGCGATTACTGCTGTTGCGCCGGCTGCTGTTCCGTGGCGGCAAACGACTTGTCAACCGATCCTGCGGTGGTTCGGTCAAGCATCTCCCGCATCTTCTCGTACAGCGCGTTTTCCGCCTTCTCGTCCGGCTTGGTCACGACAACCGGATTCTTCGGGTCCGATACGTCCGTGATGGTCCCCGTGGCAGGGTCATACTGGTACTTGTCCGGGTGCTTGCCCCGGTCGTCCATCATGTAGTCGTACTTGGCCGTGTTCTCGACCGACTTGTTGTAGGCTTCCGACGCCTTCTTGTAGTCCGGCGTCATGCCCGCCTTCAACGCGCCGACGGTCATTGCGGTTGTCGCCTTCTGCATGTCGCCAACGGACAGGCGATTGCCGGATAGGTACTGCTTGCCGACCGCGCCCATTGTTCCGCGCACGACGCCCTCAATGACATCCTCTTTGTCCTTCCGCTCCTGCCACTTCCGCTGCTGCTCCTTGGCGATGCGCAGTTCCATCTTCAGCCGGTCCTTCGCCGGTTCGGTCAGCGTCGATACCACGCGCCCGTCAGCCGTCAGCGCGGTCGCTTTGATTGCCCGCTCCAAGTAGTCCGCCTTCTGCGCATAGGCGTTCGACATCTCGCCTTCAAAAAAGCCGACGCCCAGGTTCTTCGCGCCCTTGGCTTTGATGGTGGCGTCCAACTCCTTCTCGACGCCGACCTTCTTCTTCTCCGATTCGGCCTTGTGGTGTTCGGTCTGCGCGTCCGTCAGCCGGCCAAGCAGTTCGCCGTGGTACTGGTCAAACTGCTCCTGTGTGAGCGTCTTGTTGGCAAGCATCGCGGCTTTGTTGGCGACAAGCCACCGTCCCGCGCTGGTGATAGCCCTGATTCCGCCGTCCGTCTCATGCGGTGCCGGCGTGGACAACTTGGCAAGCGTCTCGGGGACCGCCGCCATCGCCTTTATCTGCGCTTCCTGCGCACTGGCAACCGCCGATTGCGACCTTGCTTCTGCGGCGACGCGCTCCGGTTCAATGGCGTCCAACTTTGCCTTGGCGTCCGCGACGATGCCCAACCGCGCTCGCCCAAGTTCCGGGTGCGCTGGGTCCGGCGCAGCCTTGCTATGCGCCTCAATCGCACTTCTGAGAAACGCCGCCATTTCGGTCGGCTTGCCTTCGAGTGCCTTGACCCGCTCGTTGAAGTCTTGCACCATCAGATTGATGCCTTCCTGATAGTGTTCTGGCGTCTTGGCGGCGTTCGGGATCGCCGCGAGTTGACGGATGCGTTCCTGCGTCGGCGTCCGGGTCCGCGTGACCGTCGTACCCTTCGGGCCGGTCGATTCCCGCGTAACGCGCATCCCGCCGTCGTCCGTCGCGCCTGCCGCCCCGCCTGCGCCCGTTTCGCCTGCTGCCGGGGCAACGGCACCCCCGCTGGCCGCAACGCCGCCCTGAGCCGCTGCGGGCCTTGCCGTGGGCCGTCCCGCTACCGGGCCAGCAGACCCCATACGCCGCGCATTTTCACCCGCCGTCGCACGCTCTGACGCGCTACCGGGTGCCGCCGGGGAAACAACCGTGCCGCGAGAGGACAAATCCGCCCCGCCGCCGACCCGCTTGGCGTTCGCATTGTACCGCTCCGATGCCGCCTGCTGTGCGGGGGAAAGCCGCTGTTGTATAGCATCCATGCTGACGACTTGCGGACGCTCTGTGCCAAGGTCGGCTTGCGCGGTGGCTGGCGTCTGCGCTGGCGTCTGCGCGGGTGTCGCAACGGGTGCCGCCGCCGACGCGGCGGGGGGTGTCGTCGCTGTAGCCCCGGCGTCCGCACGCGGGTTCAACTGCCCCTGTATGCCGGTCGCTCCTGTGATCGACGCGGTATCCGCCTGTTGCGCGGCAAGGCGTCGCGCCTGCTCGGAAGCACGCTGCTCCGCGATTGCGTTGGCCGCAGCGACGCGGGCCGCTTCCGATTCCACGCGAGCGTCCGCTGACCCCGCAATCGCTTCATCCGTTGTCATGTCTGCCATATCGCACTCGCCTTTCTTCGCAACAGTCTATCAAACACCGACGCTTCATTTCCATTATAACCCTACCTTGCGGGCGCGTGGTGGACGTAGTTGGTCAGGGCAGAGAAAACTACGCGGGCCGTCAGCTTTGGCAGCTCCATGAACATGTAACCGCTCTTGTCTTCCTGCACTCCTCCACCCCAATAGCTCTCCGAATACCCATGATTGCATCCATTCTGCCAATAACCAGACAAGCCCTGCGATACCAACGTGCTTGAGTCGGCCATCCATGAATCAAGTGCGGCCTGCCAATCAGCAAAAGATAACAAATCCGATACATTCGGGTAGCAGTTTGAGAAGCAAGGACCGTTGGCATTTTGATTGTATTCAACATCAAAGAACGAAGTTCTGTTCGTTACGCTATCAAATATTCCCGCAACATTTGCGTGCGTTGTGCTGTAAGATGTTCCGGCGATCAGACCTCCTGGGAAATGCAGATACATGTTTGTCAACGCAAAAGGTAACGAGTTTGAACACACAACAAAACAGCCCAAATCAAAAAAAACACGGCAGTACTTTTGAGTCGTTACAGTCGAATAGTGCGTATAGGGAGGCCACGATGGAAAGTCCCATTCCCAGTATCTAGTTATCATATACGATTTCCAGTATATTCTAGGGCCTACCGTGTTATTGTATGCGGTCGGTGGCATATACACGGGATTAACTCCTGATAGGCTGTAACCGCTATTGTACCAATATCTTCCGTCAATGTCACCTGTGTCCCAAGACGTATGATAAAAGTAACCGAGCCCATTTGTCCTTTCATAAGTGACGCCGTAAATGTCCTGCCATTGCATGATCGACAAGGGTCGAGCAAGGTCGTTATAGGCGTTCGTTGACCAGGTGTAGGGGTCGCCGTCCCGCTCGAAAGCAAACGCCTTGGCCGGCCAGCAGTTTGTCGAGAATGTGTAGGGATAGTTCGTCGTGCTGCGTCGGCCTGCGGTTGCGCTTGGAGCCGTGACCGATGCCCCGCTGTTCGTCGCCGGATACTGGTTTGTGATCGCCACGCCATTTGTCCAGAGAATCACGGTTCCGTCCCAATAATTCGTCTGCGCGACACGGTGAGCCACGGATAGCGTCACGCGATTGGTCCACCAGTTTGTTTCAGAGTGCAGATAGGCGGGGTACATGTCCCCACCGAATGCATCAATTATGATTGATGGATTAGGCAGATTGTCTCCCGGATGCCTTGGAAGCACCGGTCCACTGGATTCGTATGAGTTGTATGGAGCAGATGCGTTAATCCCTCCTGTTCGAGTCTGCCAGCCGAATACGAACTTTCCGTCAAAAATCCCGGTTTCAAAGAACGTGTTGCTGGGAAGAATCCAGTACCGCGATGGGTTAAGAGTGTAATCCGTTCCAATATGCTGTGAAACCGCCGCCCGCACCCCTGCCGGATACTGAAACGTCGCGTTCGGAAACAGGCCCACGGTGTTTGTCCACACCACGGCGGGCGAGTTCGTCCGGTACTCAAGCATTTGCAGTTTGATCCACCCGCAAACCGCAACCGGATAGGCGGGCGCGTTCGCTGCGTACCCTGTCGTTAATGGCAGGTATCTTCGTGGGTACAGGACGCACGGCAGGCTATCGTTGGTTGACATCCAGAACGTAGTCCCGCCGAGGTAAGTGGATATCTGATCCGTTCGCCAATACTGGTTTGTGTACCGATAGAGGGTCAGCGAGTTCCTGCCCGTTCCGGTCCTGCGATTGACAATGGTTCCTGTCTCCGGGTTTCCGCCGGACATGATTATTGCGTCCGCAGCGTCGAAAACGCACGAATAATACTGGTTTGAAGAGAAAACCCGCTGATAGGTGTATCCATCCTCCGTGACCTGCATAGAAGATAGGCCAGCCGCGTGCAGGGTCGAAGTCGGGCCGCCCACAATGATGCTGATATTCGCCGGGATGGTTTGCAGGTAGTTTGTCGTTCGGCCCATCGCCGGAAACCGCTCCGCCGCAAGAGCGACCATGAAGGTTGCCTCATACTGCGGTCGCGGCACATCTGGTTTCACGCTCGCCGGACGCTGCCACCACAGCAGGCCAGTGCCGACCGCCAGGATGGTCGATACCGTTACCGCGCCTATGGTTCTGTAGGGGTATGCCACTATGCACCCTCCGGGCCGAACACCGACAGGTCAAACACGCCGCCAACGCAGTAGTTAAGCAGTATGAACCTGTTGTTGGAATACGAAACCAACGCAATCGGGAAGTAAAGCCCTCCTGTGCCGTCACGCGGCGATGGCGCGTTCGTCTGCGGCGTGGCGAGGATTTCCAGTCCGCTCGCTTCCGTCCACTTCCCGACAACCCATTGGCCGCTTCCGTCGTCCGCCGCGAAAGTTACCGCTGTCGGAGAAGTCGCAAGCCACACATCCGAGTCGGTCCCCGGCCCCAACGGTCGCACCGTCGCAGGACCACCGCCTCTCCGACACGCGCCCAGATAGACATTTAGAACGCCGCCCCCGTAGTCCTCCAGTCCGAACGTCAGCGTCTTGCTCCACGGGTACGGAGCGGGTGGGGCAACCGTGATCTCGTGTCGCGGCACGCTAATCTTGAACTGCTTGCCGTTTTCGTTTTCTGCTTCCTGCGCGGCATTTGCCATCGCAAGCCCAACCATCTGCCTCACCATCTGTTCCATGTCGCGGAGATTGTCGAGGCGGTCTTTGTTCAGACCCGCCGCGTTTGGTCCGGCGTCAATGCCGCCACTGTTGTTTTCAAACGTCGGCATTATGTCCCCCAAGGCATTACCGCCGCAGTGAAGATGTTGTACGTTCCAACAGACGACGGAGCCGCAGGCGTCCACACGCCGCCAGCACTTATGCGACCAACCGTGAACACTTCGCGGTCAATCTGAACCACGCGCTTCACAAAATACAGGTCGTTCTTTAGGTCCAGACTCAACGTACCGCTTTGATGTCCTCCGCTGGCACGCTTCGACCCCGCGCTACACCCGACGCCACGACACTCGTTATAGATGTAGGTGTCCTTGTATAGCCACCGGACGCCATGACTATCCGTGTGCGTTTCAGTCGTCACGAACGTCAGCCCGGTACGCGCCCAAAGTTGCCCATCGCCAGCCGTCAACACCGTCCGCGAATGAAGCATCCCGCTATACAGGCCAAACTTGTTAATGCCGAAGTCATGGATGGTGTTGCTGTCTCCGGCTGGCAGTCCGGCAATCAGTGACGCAACCTCCGCAGAAGTCTTATTGTGGAACATGATGCGCGTCAAGACGCCATTCTGCGAAGTGATGGTCTGTGTGTCGCTTGAAGGGACCGCCGTTGTGGTGGTGGTCTCGACATCCAGCAACGCGCCTTGGGTCTTGATGCCCTTTTTTTCGACCAAAACAGGAGGAGAACCTGACAGACTTGACGTTAGCGACGTTCCAGCCGCTTGCGATTTGTCAAGCGTTACCGCGACGGTTTCCAGTGCCGTCGTCTGATTAGAAATAACCGCACCCGTGACCGCTGCTTCCGTCTTGGTTTGCGTCTCAACGTCAAGCAACCCACCTGGCGTCTTGCGCCCGGTGATAGTCTTGAAAACGCCGCCCGCCGCCGCAGGCACCGTCAGCGAAGTGTTGGCTGCTTGGTTCTTGTCTACGACAACCGCATCATCCATGAAAAGCGTTTTGGTATCGGAAATCACAGCGTTGGCGACACCCTGTTCCGTCACGTCGCGGGCCGTGTTGTTGTACTTGCCCTCTGTCGTTTCTGACGCCACGACGGTGTGCAACGCGCCGGCGGACGGAATGGTGGTGATGGGAGTGGCCGCAACCGCCTGATTTCTATCGGTCGTTTCGGCCACAATCTCAAAGATTGTCGCGCTTGACCGATGCTCGGCGTCAGACGCGGCAACCGGGACAATCGTTTTGATTTCCTGCGTGACCAAACCTCCCGGAGTCTTCTGGTTGGTAACGGTTTGGCCTGCAACCGATGGTGCCGCCGCGTCGGACGCCTGATTGCGGTTGACGGTCGTGGTGACATCCTCAAAAGCGGTCTTTTGCTTCGTTACAACAGCAGCAGCAACCCCTTGTTCGGTCGTTGTGTTTGTCTCAACATCCAACAGCCCGCCCGGAGTCTTGATCCCACGCTTGGTCTCTGTGACGCCCCCGGTTGGCGTCGCTGGCGTCAGGGATGTACCCTCGGACTGTGCCTTGTTGACCTGCTTGGCCAGCGTCTCAAAGATTGTAGAAGCGTTTTCTACGACCGCCCCGGTCACAGGCAGCTCGGTTGTTACGTCTGTCACAACGTCCAGCAATCCACCCGGCGTCTTCTGCCCCTGTTTGGCGGTAATCACGCCGGCAGACACACTTGGCGTCAAACTGGTGGATGTTGCCTGTGACTTGTCAACCTGCTTGGCGTGCGTTGCAAAGATGGTCGCGGAGTTGTCCAGCACCGCACCCGTTACGGCGTTCTCTGTGCGGGTGTCGGTCTCAACGTCCAACAGACCACCCGGAGTCTTGATGCCCCGTTTGACTTCCGTGACACCGCCGGATGGAGTCACCGGAGTGAGCGACGTTACAAGTGACTGCGCCTTGTTCATCACCTTGGCCTGTGTATCGAAGATGGTGGCGGCGTTCTCCACCATCGCGCTCGATACCGGCAGTTCCGTTTTGGTGTTAGTCTCGACGTTCTGCAATCCGCCAGGCGTCAGCGTGCCCGTCTTGCTGACCACGACGCCGCCTGACGCTGCGGGGGCCGTGATCGCGCCAACGGACTGCCCCTTGTCCACTACTCCGGCCTGCGTCTCAAAGAGCGTCTGCGTGGCGGACAAGACGGCGTTGGGCACGTTCTTTTCGATGCGCGTGGTTGTGGTCACGTCCAGCAACGCGCCCTTGGACTTCTCGCCCTTCTTCTCAACGATGGTGCCCGCAGCAACCGATGCGGTCAGCGGAGTGGACGGAGACTGCCCGCGTGCTATCGCAACTCCGGTTGTGTCAAACACCGTCTCCGCGTTCGCCAGCAGCGCATCCGACACCGCACGCTCTGTCTTCACCGCAACCGTAATGTCATACGACCCATCCGGTTTCTGCTCGTTGCGCACGTCCGAATACACGCCACCGGACGGTTCAGACGGGTCCGCCGCAGCCGCCGCCTGCCCGCGATTGACGGTTGTGACGGAAATTTCGTACAGGTCTTTTGCCTTGGAGACTATCGCCGCCAGCCAACTCTTCACCGTCTTCCGCACCTGCCCGTAGTCCTTGGTGCAGTTCTGGTTCTTTGTCACCTGCTGTTCGATGGTCTGGCCGACAGCCGGATTTCCGGGTGTCCACAACGGGACCGCCACATTCGCCTCGTCCACGTCTCCAATGCGCACGCCAGAAAACTTCTGCGACTCTACCGTCTCCGCAAGGTCGCTTGCCTGCGTGACGACCCCCGTTGTCAACACCTTCTGTTCGACCCGCTCGATGCTCATCGTGAACATGCCAAGTTCAGGGTCAAACGAGAAGTCTCGCACGCTGTACTCAATGCCGCTTTCACCGGACGGCACCGCAACCGGTACCGGCGCGTTCATGTAGAGAGTCCGCGAAATAATGTTGCCGCAGTTGTTTGCAATCGGGATGTTCAGCCCCGGAGACCCAGCCTTGACGAGAATCGCCACGACAATGCTGCTGCCATCGTCTTGTTCGATGTTTTTGGCCGCAGTGAACGTGTAGTTGCCGTCCAAGCGCGTCTGCGAGTCAAACACCGGGTCCGTTATCGGTCCACGCGGAATCAGAAGTTTGACAAACTCCGCGACGGTTTCCTGCGCGACATTTGGATAGGTAACGATGTAGTACGGCGCAAAAGCATCCTTGCCCGCCACGCTCCAGTCCACAACCTTTGTGATACGCGCTTCCTTGTCAATCGCCGACCAATCAGCCAGTTGCTTGTTGGCCATCGCGGGGTCTTGCATTTCGTCAGGCGAAAGCAGCGCGGGTGCTTGCAAGAACCCCTGCGCCAGCACTTGGTACAGCCCGCGCTCACGGCGATTCGGCGGGTTGTACTGGTGACTGACGACGCGCCACTTGCCGGGGAGCCTTCCGCTGGCGTCCTGTGCGCCCAACGTGCCGGCGTTCGGGTCTTGAATCCATCGCTGCGGGGTCTTGTTCGCGCTGGACGAATACACGTCCATTTCCGCGATGATGCGCTGCGCTTGCTCTTCCCGGATGGAGCAGTCCCACCGCCGCACCGCTACCTGCGAATTGACGCCTGGGATGTCGGTCAGGTCAACGAGAATGGCGTTCTTCTCTTGGTAGAAATCGACATACGGGCGGGCTGTGTCTGACGCCATGGCAAATAATCCCCCTGCTGGCGACAACCCTACACGCGGTTGTCGATGCCCTGTTCGTTTGTGAACGTCTCAATCTCGATCTTGTACCGCTTGGCCTGCGCATCGTCCATCTTCGACTTGAACACGATGGATGCCCGCACGCTGGCCTCAATCGGGATGCGCCGGCCATCCAATACGTCAGGGAACTCGGTGGCGTCTTCGGGCGCGTCTTCGGGAATCTCCGTCACCGCCCCCGTGGTCGTGTTGAAAGCACGCCGCAGAGACGGATAGGTGTGGAACATCTCGTGCCATGCGCGGTGACAGTACCGGCGAATGTCCTCATCCGTCGCGTCGCACACCGGAATGTCTTGGCGCACGTTGTCAATGACGCTCTGAAAGGTGATTGCCATGGCGCATCCTCCTAGTATGCCTGCCCGTAAGGTCCATCATCCGCCATGAATCCACCCGGACAGTTCATCAGAATCGGCGCACTCGTATTCGCCTGTTCGACCGCCGCACGGATTTTCGACTTGGCCGCAGAGTACCGTATCCCATGCTGCTGCGACATGAGCCGCGCCGTGTCCTTGTCCGCGTATGTTCTCGGGAACTCCAGGGCCATGCGCTCGCAGCACCCCTCGTAAATCGCCGCGTGCCACCGCGAGAACAGGTTGGCGTCAATGCCGGTCGGGTCATTCACCCACGGCAGCAGGCTCAGGTACGCCACAAGCCCCTGCCCATACGGATATGTCGCGGACGGCGCAACACCCGTCTGCCCGAGGCCCGCCGCGTATGCCAGCCGCAACACCGGCAGGTCCGACGCCTCGTAGTTGCCCTGCTGCACTTCCGCGCCGTTCAGGAACACGCGGTACACGCGCTGCACGTCCGCGCCAATCGTCCCCGGCAGCGTCAGCGTGTACTCAGCCGCGTTGTCGGTGGAGTTTGCAACCAGCCGATAGCGATAGGCTTCCGTCTCTTCGCAGATGTCGCGCCACACTGCATAGACGGTGACGGCGGCATGGCCGTTCTCAGCATTGCGAAAACGTCCCACCAACTCGGGGATCATCCCGGCAACTGTCGTAATTCTTGCCATGCCGCCGCCCTCCAGTTAGCCCTTGGCCTTGCCCGTGATCGCGGCTTCGGCCATGTTCATGTCCATTTCAAACAGGTTGAGTGCCGCCGGAATCTTGTCCGACGCCACAACACCAGGCAGGTCCACGTTCGCGCCCTGCGACTGCAACCGCTCCCAGCGGGCATACATGTCGGGCCGAATGACCGAAACCCAGTGCTGCTTGACCGCCGCCATCTGGCCGGCGAGCGTGTCGTCGTTCATACCCTTGACCGGACGTGCATCGCGGTACTTGATGAACCCTTCGTCGTCGCGGATCGGCTTGCCCGTCTTCGGGTCCATCTCGGGCTGACGATACCACAACTGGTGGTTTTCTCCGCGCACGTCCATGTCGAACCCCTGCTTGGAGGTCGCCACTTCATGCCACGCAGCCGCCCGCAGATGCTCGCCGCCACGGAAGGTGCGTCCGGGGTCGGTGATGTCCTCGGGGATTCCGTTCTTGCGGGAAATCGCCCACTTGCGACTGCGCACGTACAGGAAACGCTCGCAGTGTTCCTTGAGCATGATCGGCTCGGCCATCAGGCGCAGACGCCGCTTGATGATGTCCTTCTCGGCGTCGGGGTCGATGAAGTTCTCATTACCCGCAACGCTCGCCACGTCCTGCGCAACCCCATCCCCGGCTATTGCAGCAGCACCCGCCACGGACGGCCCATCTTGGGTAGCGTCCGACGGGATGGTGACTCCGGCAGGAACTTCCAACTCCTGAACCGTGCCACCAGTGCCAGCCTGTGTGTCTCTCTTCGCCATATCCTTGCCCTCTCGCTTGGTGTGTTTCTGTTGCTTGAAAGCGGCCCCGCCCGTTGTGACGCGAGCGGAGCCGCACGATTCTTGCCCGGAGCGTCTACAGCCTAGATGCCCTGCGGGAGACTCGTCCGCACCGAGTAAATGACCTTCGTCGCCACGTCATTCGTGGCGGTTGTGGTCACAACCAGTTTGTCGCCCGGTACAATGCAGACCGGATACGAGGACGCGCTCGAACTTGACAGAGCCGCAGTCCCGGTGCCAACCGTCGCCGCAACCGGAAGCGATGCCCCGGCGGCGGTCAGACAGGTGGACGCAAGCACGACGTTCGTCAGACTGGCCGCGCTGAACACGTAGGAGACGCCGATGACCTCGGCAACCTGCACGTTCGCGCCCAACTGCGCGGTCGTCACGGTGGTGGTCGCTGACAGCGCGCCAGCGGGCAGCGTGACGAGAATGCGCGAGTTACCAGCAAAAGCGGTTCCGGCAACCAGTGCCAGCACCGCGAGTCCAATCAGAATCCGTTTCATGTGATACCCTTCCTTCCGTTCCTTGTGCAGTTTGTGAGCCGTTGTGCGGAGACGCCGCCCCGATGGACGACGCCCCCGCATGGGACGATTACCCGGCAATGCCGAGATCGACCGCGTGGACAAGCACGCTGATGCGCAGCTTGCCGGTGGTGTTGGCCGATGCGACCGTCACGATCAGGTACGTCGCCGCATCCAGCGCGGCAATCGAAGCGGTCGTGGTGTTCAACAGCGCCTGCGCCGTGATCGCACTGCCAGCGGCAGCGGGAGTCCCGGCGGAGATGATGTTGGTCGCACTGGCGGTCGTTCCGAGACTGATTGTCCCGGTCCAGGTCGCCTCGGTCTTGACGAGCGCGTTCAGAATCTGCGTCCCGGCGGGAAGCAGATACGAAATCGTGTCGCCGGCCCCGAAACCCGCACCCGAGTTGAACTCGGTCGCGTCGAGGTTGATGTCGATTGTCCCAACGCCGCCCTTACCAGCGGCGGTCACTCCGTACTTCTTGATGTATGCAGCCATTTGATCCTCAGTCTTTCTTTTTCAACCCGCCCGCTGTTCAGGCAAGGCGGGGTTTGGTTTCAACACAGTTCCTTGCCATTAGCCCTCAACGGCAGGCGCGGTGATCGTGCCCGGCTTGACGTAGGCAACGCCCACGCCTTTGTCGATCATGACGTTCCAGCCCCACACCGTGAGAGCCTGCATGATCTGGCCGTAATCGGTCGCGGCGGGCTTGGTTTCGGCAACCTGAAGTTGCAGGGCGAAGCTCGTGGCCTTCTTCACACCGAAGAGGATCGGGGAAGTCTTGGTCGCGGTCGTGTACGGCAGGTTGTTGGAGACGTGGATGACAATGCCACCCACATGCCCGACCGAGTTGGTGCGGATGGGGCTCTTGGCATCGCCAGAGACCCACGCCTGCAACACCTTGGCCTGCATGAGATAGCTCTTGAACCATCCCGGCACCACGGCATACATTTCGTCCTCGTTGACGCCATCGCTGCCGCCATCGGGGTCCGCCATGATGTCCTGCTCGAACAGCACCTGTTCCATTGCCAACAGCAACGGCACGCAGTCGTCCGGCGAGATTGTCTTGGCCGCGCCAACGGTTCCCAGGTCCCATGACCCAGTGACCACACCGGCAGTCGCGCCGGCATTGGAGGCGTTGACCAGCGACGCAAACCCGGCGAGAACCGTGCGGTCGATGGCAATGTTGATCTTTTTCGCGCCGTCGTCAGCCATGCGGGTCCAGAAGTCCTTGTGCATGGTCTGCTTGTTGAACACGGGGTTCATCGGCACGCGCCAGCCCTTGGCCTGGTCGATCTTCAGTTGCACGTCCGGCTTGAAGAAGTTGGACTGCGTGGGAAGGGCCATCCCCTCGTAGTAGTCGAACAACTCCATGTCGGGAAGCTGCGCGACATTCAGAATGTCGCCGTAGCCCGTGATGTCCTTGTCGAACTCGGTGTTGCAGATCGACTTGAGGACCGTGGTCCGGTAGTACTTCTTGAGGAAGTCCGAGTAGAAACGCGGCGGGATGACCGTCGGCCCATAAATGGGCGCGCCCGCTGCCTGTGGGAATTGACGAGCCATGATAACCAATCCTTCCTGCGGGTAGGTGCCGGACCCCGTTCCTTCGCTTCTGCGCGCTGCGCGGCCTAGCCGTGCAAGTCAACGCGAGAGTTGTCAAAGGCGTCGGAAATCGCGGCGTCCTCTTGTTCCGCATCCTTAAGAGTTTTGAAAACCGTTTGCGCCCCGCCGACGTTCACCACGAACGGCCTGAAAGAGCCGCCTTGGTTCCGCGCATACTTCGCCGTGAAAGCGTCGATGTATGACTGCTTGAACGTCCGCTTGGTGTCCGTGTCAGCACTGGTGGTGGACGACGCCGATTCAGGAACGGCAGGCCCAGAAGAAGGCATGAGGCGACGAGGCGGCACCTCCACCGCGCGTCCGCTTGTGGACTCGACCGAGCCGCCAAACGGCAGGTTGTTGTCCTTCACGAATTGCTCGATGATCCCAACAGCCGCCATGCGGTTGCCGAGTTTCCGCGCTTCGTCATAGCATTCGCCGTTGGTCTTGCCGTCCTCGCTGTCGGGGTTTGGTTCATCCCGAAAGATGTTCCAGTCAACGTCCGCATCTCCGCCGCGCTTCATGGCATCCCGCACACCGGGGAACTTGGCGTCAATGGCAGCGTCAATCGCGGAGGTTTTCACCGCCGCAGTCTCGGCCACACCCTGCTTGCCAAGTGCCGCAAGACGATCTTCGAGAGCCTTCCGGTCAGCTTCCTGCTTGCGGATCATCCGCGCAGTACGCTTGATTTCGGACGGGCTTGCCTCGTCAATCTCTTCCTGGGTCCAATCCGCACGCTTCAACACGGCTTCGTCGCTTTCCTCTGCGGCAGAACCGGATTCGGCGGACTTCAGCGCGGCCAGACGTGCGTTCTCGGCGCGGAGGGTTTCAATCTCCTTTGCCAGACGCTCGTTGACGGCGCGTTGCCGGCCATACCCAGTGTTCAGGCGTTCCTTCTGCTTCTTGTTCACGAACTCCAGTTCCGTGAGTTTCTGCTTGAGGACCGCCACATCTTCCGCAGGTTCCGACGCAGAGACGGCTTCCGCCGGCTGCGCTTGCCCCGTTTCGCCGGCATCCGTTGCGGGTACTTCGCCTGCATCCGCAGTGGCAACAGTCTGAACGGGAGTAACACCCGCTTGCGCGGCGTCATCCTGTTCGGCTTGTGCGGCGGCTTGCATCTTGACCCGGACGTGAATCGGCAACCCGGTCATGTCATCGTCTTCTTGTCCATCGTTCGACATCTCAGCATCTCCTTTTTTGCCACACGCGCTGAAACGTGTGACAGTTTCTCCGCTTGGAAAGGGCCGCGATACCCGACATCCGCCGGGGCGAGGCCGTCCTCCCGTTGAAAATCCTACTGGTCGTTCGCTTCCGATTCCTGCTGCACGGCTTGGCGGGTTTCCATCTCGTCGTCCCGCCAGAGTGCGGCCAGTTCCCGGTGAACTACAGAAAGTGCCTGAGAGCGAATGCGTCCCTCTTCGTCCATCGCGCTCTCGCCAGAAAGGTGCGCCTGTTCGCGCCACTGCTCATGCAACGCCGCCAACTCGACCCCGCTTTGCCGGCGGATTCGCGTTGTCAGTTCTGCAACTTGCGCTTCGGTCATCATGCAGCACCTTCCATGGGTTGTGACTGGGCCTGCTGCGCCTGCGCCGCCATCGCCTTCTGCTGCGCCTCTTCCGCCTCGGCCTTGGCAATGTCATCTTCGCTCGGAAGCGCGTCAGACGGTATCTCGGCGTCCTCTCCAATCGACTGAATCAGGGCCGCACGCTTGCGCGGGGTTACAATCGGGTCGCCACGCACCGCGTTCAGCACTTCCATCTTGCGGCTGGCATTGGCGCGGCGGTCCAACTCGGCAAAGACGCCCTGCGGGATCACTTCCGCTTCGGTCTTGATGCTTTCGTCCTCGTGGTACAGGATGTTCAGCTTGTTCAGCCGATCAATGTTCGGACGCCAGACGTTCTTTTCGAGGCGGTACAGGAAGAACGCCATGGACCGGCTTGCGTTCTTCTCAATCTCCGCAAATCCGGTAGCCGTGCGCCCGACGGAAGAGGTTTCGCCCGATCCAAGGTCAGTCAGCGGCACCCCAACCATCTCATGCGCGTACTTTTCGGCGTCCTCGCGCAGTTCCGCCAGCGTCTTCATGCTGTTCGGAATCTGGTGGTACTCAACCGGCTTCTGGGTCGCGCCGGGGATGAACTTGGCGATGTACGTCTGTCCGGGGTACGCCGCTCCCAGCGGTACGCCGCCAACCAACTGCTCGCTGTAGATGGTGCGGGTCGGCGTGGTGACGAATCCGGCGTTGTTGACCGTCCCGCGAGCCGCCGCCGCTTGCATGGCGTCTTCACTTGCCGCCAGTTCGCCAAACCCCTTGCCCCACAAACCGCCGCACTTCGGCGCGTAGGACTCGAAAAGGTATGGCCGGAAGTCAATGTCGGGGTCCAGCACGGACACGTACAGCACGTCAGACCCGCACACCACGGAGCAGACGTGGTAGAGCGCGTTCGACATGATCTGCCGCGTGTCGCCGGGTACGCCGGTCATCTCCAGCCGGTCCCCGCGCACATGCCCGTAGAAACGCAGGCACTCGATGAACCCGTACTGCCGCTGCACGACGTTGCCAATCTCTTCCGCATACCCGCGTGCAGAGTCGAATCCGGTGAAGTAGGCGAAGCCCTGCTCGTGGTACTTGGTGACAACGGAATTGATGGCATCCTTGTCCCATCCGGGTTGACCCGCCTGCGCTAACAGGTTCTCGGGGGTCCACCGAACGCGGTCCACAAGGTCGCCTTCGTTGAGCGTGCGGCACCCAGCAGCCGGGAAGATGTCGAACGGACTACGCCGATCCCACCGATAGCGGTACACCTTCCGAGCCACCGGGCCGGTTTTCCCGTTCTTGCCGCGAAAGAAGTGAATCTCGTTGTCAACAGTCGCATACGGGCCATAGATGACTCCGCCCTTGAGTGTGATTGCGTCCGAAACAAGCCCGTCGAACGCATCGCGCCATCCGCCTTCGTCCAACTGCCCGTAAATCACGTTCTCCATCGACCCTGCGGCGAGTTTGGCACGCTGCATCAGCTTCCGGCGCACGTTGTCCTCGATGGCAAGCAACATGGACTCGACCCGCTCAGGAGGAAGCACGGCCCCGCCCGACGCACGCACGGCCTGACGCACCTGGCCTTCGAGTTGGCGCAGAATCTCCCGCCGCTGGTCCTTTGTCAGTTCGATTTCGCCAGAGATGCGCAGCTTGTCGGGCCGCTCGACCGAAGAAAAGGCGTCCGCGACGTAGGCTTCTGCACGCCGGCACATCTTGTCGATCATCAGCGGGTACACGCTGGACGACTTCATGGCGCGGATTTGCTCAATCTGCTTGCCGCTGTAGATGCCTTCGCGCCGGTTCATCGCGTCAAGCATCTTCTGGTCGATGCCCTGGGTCATGCGATAAATGCGGTTGCGGTCCCATGCGCCAGTGACCCACGGAGCAACGCCGCTGCCGTGGCAGAGTTGGCGAATCACGCCGTCGTACTGCTCTTTGGTCTGGATGTTGAACAGCGTGATGGAGTTTGCGTCCGACGATGCGGGCGCGGAATCCAGCGCGGCTGTGCTTTGCGACTCGGCAACACCGGAAGCAGGGGATTCATTCGCAGAAGCGCGATTCGCAACGGCCAAATCTGTCTTGCCTATGTCCATCTGCCCTCGCGTTAAGGGGCGTCAAACGACGCTGGTGCCCCTTTGCGAGAATCATGCGGCAGAATGTACGATTTCGTACAGTGGCCTAGATTACTATATGGTAACTATTTTCGCGCAGGCGATTTGTTGGCACGAAAGGACGCAACGACGGTTTCGTGCGTCTTGAACAGCCAACCACACTTTTTGCAGAACCGCGTGCGCACATCTACAGGTTTGTCGTCAAGGATCATCGGTTCGCCATTTCTGCGGTGCAGGTAGCCTTTCTTACAATTTGGGCATTTCATCCGCTATCCCTCCACCGCCCACGCCATGCCATCGTCCGGCGACGTTCCACATGGAACATGGTCGGCGGGCGGCGTGTTCTCAACCGAGTTTCCGCTTGTGTCAACCGGCACGTTGCCGCCGGCATCCGTCTGCCCGTACCCGTCAAGCCGTTGTGACCCCGGCAGGTTGAAACCCATCGCCTTCATCACTTCGGACGAGAAACAGCCGTTGCCTTCCCAGTCCCGCGCCTGTGCGCTTGGGTTGACGCTGCTATATAAAAGGATGGCTTGCAAAGCGTCGTGAATATGCCCCTCTGGTACGTCATCCGGTACGCCTTTTTCGTCAAGATGATACGCGCCCTTGAACCCATCGTGCAATTTTGGACACCGATCCACGTCCAGCAGGAACTTCTTGCTCTGCGACAGGTACGCCGCCACCGCCTCGCGCCGGGGGATCAGCGCGTTACTTGGAGCCTTGTGAACCGTGATGCCGATTGCTTCCAACTCCTTGAAGCATGTGCTTTCATTGGACTGGTCCCGCTGACCGCCAGCAGGATCGCCAGCCGCAATGATGGGGATGCCCGCATACCGCTTCAGGATCACCGGGGCCAGGTCTTGCCGTGCGAAGTTACGCGCACCAATGCTGTTCCCGCAAACCTCTTCCAAGCACCGCCAGACCCCGTAGGAGTCAAGCTGGCAGATGATGCACGAGGGAGTCAGCCCCCAGTCGAACCCGAGACGCAGCGGGATGCCGCGATAGGGGAACAGCTTGGTTGTCGCGTGTTCGTCGTCTCGGTACTCTGGATACACCAGCCGGTCAGCAGACAGCCGCCCGTACTTGTTCTGGATAAAGACCTGAATCCACTCCCGCGAGTAGGTCTTCAGCGCGTCCATGTAGTAGTTGAACCCGCCGCGACAGTGTTTGATGTTCTCTGCCGGCCCCCACCGCTTGTCCTGCCCCATGTTGGGAATGTAGACTGGATTCGCGGGGTCGAACGGGTAGGCGTCCAGCAGTGCCGGCGGCTGATTGAAGAACTCCATGTCGGACGGCCTGATTTCGTCCTCGTACCGCTGCCACCAGTGACCGCGAGGCATGGAGTTGGTATCGGACACGATCCCCGCCCAAGACGCGCCGCCGTCGGCGTCACCCGGCCAGCGTCCAACCGACATGTAGAGCATCTTGTAGACCGAATCATCCGGTATTTCTGCGGCTTCCACCAGCCACGCGCCGGTCAACTGCGTGGACTTGAACTTGCCCGCGCTTTGCAGATCATCGGCGGCGGTGAATAGAATCTGCGCGTCAACCGATGTACCGTCTTCCAGTTCGACGTTGATTGTGGCGATGGTCTGCACACCCTGCTTGACTTCGGTGAACGCGCCAAACCAGTACATCCATTCCTTGAGCGCGGTGCTTTGGATGCGCGGGTATGTTGCCGCGACAAACGCCCATCGGCTGCTGCGAATCTTCGTGCCCTTCAGCGGGCGCATGGTGGTCATGGTTAGCCAGATTGCCCACACGATGCACGTTGACTTGCCGGAACCACGCGGGCCGCGAATCATGCGCGACTTGGCTCGGGACTTGAGAAACGCCACGAGGGTTGCCCCGTCCGGCGTGTAAGTTTTCGGCGTTATGACCTTATGCGGTTGTTTTGACTGGTTCGGCATGGCGTTCGTAAGGGTTGATTGAGTCAACCGCTTCCCCTCTCCGTATCAGTTCGGCATTGCGCACATTCATGTACGGAACAACACATATCACTTTGTCCGTCACCTTGTCACGCTTGGTGAAGTGGTACATCTCCCCGTCAACCTCGATGAAGTCGTTGTATGCTATCGTCTCCGCAAAGTCTTTGTGCCGCTCGCTGAAGCACACAAGCATGGGGTCGCCCATGTACCCTTCAAGCGTGCCTTTCTCGCCGATCCTGGTTCTCCACGCCCGCACGTTGACCCAGTGGTGGTACTCGTGCTTCAGGCTCAGGTGCTTGTGCGACACCACGCCGCGAAACAGCATGAGTGCCGGTGTGTTCTGAATCCGGCTGGCAAACTCGCGGCACTCCATGAGGGTTGTGATAACGTCCGGCAAACCGGCTCCCTGTGCATCACCCATGGCGCGGTCGATCTGCGCGATCAGCGCGTGGGTGTGCAGCAGCGAATACCACTCAGTAGGACGCCTACTCTTCATATCCTGCCGGATTCGCGCAACGCCTGATTGATATGCGCGGCCTGACGTGCGCGGGTCGCCTTATCCTTGCTGCCGCCGCCGTCCATGGCGTTCCCGAGGCGCGTCTTGGCGATGCGGCCAGAAGGCTCTACGAGGCGATACTTGCCGGCGCGTTTAACGACCCTGACTGGCATGTTACACCTCCTTGCTTGCGCGGTTAGGCAGGTCCGCGATGGTCGCAATGAGCGACTGGAACGAATCCGCCTTGATGTCCATGCGTTTGCCAAGCGTTGCCGACCATCCGTTGCGACTCCCGCGAATGGCGACGATGACGCCCTGCTTGGCGCACACGTCCACGATTTGCGCGTATCCGACCTGCTGTTGCAGATTCATGGCGCGGCGTGCCAGCGTCCATGCGTGCGAAGCCGCCCAGAACCACATGCGGATGCGGCGAACATACTTTCTCATGGGAGAGTCCTTTCTATCGACCCGTTATCTCTTCGCCCTGCACGTCAATCGCCTTTGGCAGCACAACCCCTTCGCCAAGGTTCGCCGGACGCTCGTTGCCCATCGTAATGTTGAGCATGGCGTCCGCAGGCAGGTTCACGTTCAGCACGACCCGCGCACCGCCACCGCCGCTTTCGACCTGCTGGTTGGCAAAGTCCTTGTCCAGACCGGCCAGAACCGTCTTGACCAGATTGCCGTCCAATTTTGTACGCAGCGTGCGCACATCGCCGTTCTTGTCCAACGCTTCCTGCGTGTCCCCGTTCACAATCGCGTCCACGGCCCTGTGCAGGACCGCGTGCTTGGCCGTCTCCTTGAACGTCCGGCACGCCGCCGCCACACGGTCATTGTACCCTGGCACGCCCGCAAGCATCCGGTACTGCCCAAGGCGCAGATTCGCTAGCGTCATCGCCTTTGCGAACGTCTCGCCCTTGTCAAGAAGTTCCAAGAAACGCTCGCCGCGCTCCAAGATTTCCTTGGGGATCGCCGCGACAACCGCCTGCGACTCGTTGGCAGGTTGCACGGCGACTTCCGCTGGTGTGGCAGGTTCCATGGCGTAGATCAGAAAGGCAAATCCGGTTCGGGAATGTCCGGAGTCGGCGGTGGCACACCGTCAGAGACGCGCTGCGGCTGTTCAGGCGCGTTGGCATCATGCGACTCGGCGCGACTGCGTGGCATCACCGTGCCCTCGACGCGCATGAACGCCAGCCGAATCGACAGGTACACGCGGCTCCCGTCCTTGGCCGCACGTCCGCTGACGTACCCGGACGCCCGCACAATGTCGCCCAACTGCGGGCGCGGCACAAACTTGGCGGCGTACTTCTCGCCCGCCTCGAACGGAAGCAGACCCTTGTACTGACCGTCCTCGTACTCGACCCAGACTTCGAGTTTCGGGAAGCGACTGGTCGCGTCCGGCTCGACAACCTTGACGCACGTTCCGACAACCTCGACCTTCGTTGTGGTCGGCGTTTTCTCTCTGCTATCGTACCCCATTTGACTTCCCGCCCTTCTTGTTTGCCGCCTTGCCGCACTTCTTCCACAGCGGACACGCATCCCACTTTTTCTGATCGCGCTTGCGTGCCGCCGTGTCGTTGCCTGACGCCCTGAACTGGTTGCTCATCGCGCCGCCCCTCCTACACCAGACGCGCCGTGACCTTGGCCTCGACCGCCAGCGGACGGAACAGACCGATGGCGTTCTCGATCTTCTTGGACTCGATGGCGCGGAGCGCGGATTCCGGCGACTTGTACTTGTCGGGCAGGATGTTCGTGATTTCGTTCCCGGCAACGACAACCTGCCAGCGCGGGATTGTGTCGCCACGCTTGTTCTTCGCCTTCGCCACCCCTGCATCCGCCGTACCCGCCGTGTTCTGTTCGCTCATGCCTGCTCTCCTGTTTGGTTTGCTGTTTTCGCCGTTGCCGGCACCTGACACTTGTTGGGAACATGTACCCGCGCCGCAGCGCACCGACCCGCCGCAATTTCCGCGTCCCAGGTCGTCTTGCCTTCCGCGATCTGCCGGCGAACGACAGAGTTGCACGATGGGCAAAGCGACCTACACGACGCCTCACGCGCCGGATTGCCTGCCGCAACGCGCTTCGGTGAACACCGCAAACAATTCATAGCCTGATCCCCCTTGACGCCGCTACTCTATAACATTGGCGTGCGCATGTCAACATGGGTTGTATAATAAATCTTTCACCATGCACTTTTCTTTGTTGTATAGCACCACGCAAAATGTTATATTGCCTTTGTCACAGCAGAAAGGGCCAAAATGCGAGCAATTTGTTATATAAGGGTATCATCCGAATCTCAGGTCGTCAAAGGCGTTTCCCTCGAAGCGCAGGAGTCCAAGGCACGCGCATGGGCCGCGCTGCACGACATCGCGCCCGACGACGTGCTGGTGTTTGTTGACCCCGGCCTGTCTGGTGGCCGCGCAGACAACCGCCCCGCGCTTCAGGAGGCACTTGCAGCCGTCCGCAAGGGTGACGCGCTGGTGGTGTACTCGCTGTCCCGCCTGACGCGCTCGACGCGGGATGCCATTGAACTCGCAAGCGTCCTAGACAAAAAGGAGTGCCAGTTCGTTTCCCTCTCGGAGCAAATCGACACCACTTCCCCGGTTGGCCGCATGATCTACCGTGTCTTTGCCGCGCTTGCCGAACTAGAGCGCGATCAAATCTCCGCACGTACCAAGATGGCCCTACAGCACAAAATCGCGCAGCATCGCAAGGTTGGCTCCAAGGAACCGCCCTATGGATGGACGCTGGTATCCACCAAGCGGCACGCCGAGGGACCGCGCACCGGCAAGCTGATCGACGACTCCCTTGTGCCGGACCTTGGCGAGCAGACCATTTGCATGTTCATCGCCGCACTTCGCGCAAAGGGCATAACACTGGCCGGTATCCGCACGCGCCTGAACGACAACGGATTCATGGCGCGGTGCGGTCGCCCGTTCTCGCTGCAAACGATTTCCGACATCATCGAACGCTCGGCAACTAGGTAGGAGGCTCAATGGAGTACATCGAAGGTCGCCCGCCGAAAAGCGTCATGGAAGCGATTGCCTGCCTTCTGCTGGCACCGGCAATCTGCTGGATATTCGCCGTGGTTTGGTTGTTCGAGGGACGCCAAGGATGCCGAACAATGCACGACTGGATGTTCGCCAAAAGGCTTTACATGCCAAGGAGGAAGCGATGATTCACTCCGCAGAACCCGCGCTTGTGCAGTTTTTCACCATCCTGTGCCTGTGCGTCGCCGTTTTCATCCTTCTCACCGAACCGCCGAAACGCAACCCGTAGAAAGGAACGCAAATGAATCTCAACCCTTGCGTAAGGTGCAAGATCGGCGCTGTGTCGGTAGGCGCGCGATGCAACCCGCCCGCATACTGGAATCAGGTAAAGGTACAATGTACGTGCGGAAACCAAACTGCATGGATGAGCGCACTGCACTCTGGGAAGGATGCGGCTGATTCTTCCATAATTGCTGCTGTTGGCGCATGGAACGACGCCAACCCGCTTCCTCCCAAGCAGGACGCGCCAAAGCCGCCAGTGCAGGAGTCGTGCGGCAACTGCCGGTTCTGGCAAACGCAGCACTGGATTGACGTTCTTCCAATCTCCCGGTTTGATGGCAAACCAGTCGTGCAACAGGACATGATCCAGTCTCGGTGTCGGCGCAACGCACACTACGAAACCCGATTTGAAACCGACTGGTGCGGCGAGTGGAGGGCGAAGTCATGAACCACCCCCCTTGACGCCGCGCACCGTTCCTGATACCCTTCTCCCAACACACGCGCCTGACCGCTTGCCCTATGGAGGGGAATGTCAATCAAGGGCGCGTTTTTTCTTGCCCGCCACCACCCTCCAAAAATATATAGCCCACCGCCCTCCCAACGCCCGCACGCCCTACGGTCCACTTGGGGGGGCGTAACGAATCCGCCATCATTTCGGTGACGCCACCGGTATACTCGCCGCCGCCACCACACAACCAACACCCTTGGTTTCACCACCAACCCCCTTGTCCACAAACCCACCACCGCACCATTTTCCAGACGCCGACTCGACGCGACCAATGGCAGGACCAAATGTAGGGGGTGTGTAAAGAAGACAGTGCGGGGGCGAAGTAGCTACGTCACGCTCCAGACCCCCGCCGTCAATCGCTCGCCGGTCCACGACCCCCGCCCCACCCCTCCCCACGCATCGACACCAGGACAAGCGCACCGACGAGCGGCGCGGCCCGACGACCTGCCCACTGACGGCCCGACCTGCTTACGGGCGCACAATTCCGCCAATGAACATTGACGGAAAGCACACGCGCCACAGGCGCCAATCCAACGGCCCGCACACTGGAAACAGGGGCAAAACAGACCCCCTCCCCCCTCCCTGCACACCCCCACCTGAAAAATATCACACTCAGGGAAAAATCCGCTGATCGGGAAACCCCGGAAAACGCTGGTTTGTGGGCGATCCGCAGAGATGCGAAAATAATAGTTTGACAGAACCCCCAGGAAACGTGGTAAAATAATCTCCGCCCTTAGGCGGATGGCTGTTGGTTGATCATGCACGCGTTACAGGCTCTTGATTAGCGCTCGGTGACTGGACC